GCCGCGGAAGCCTGCCGGCGGCTGGCCGCCGAGCCAGGTAATACCGGGCGCATAGGATACGTCGCCCAGCACTTCAAAAGCGGCAGATGCCGCCGCACCGAGCGTCACGGCGCCAGTAGTGACGGTGGTGGTAGGGCCGCCGCTGGTTCCCTGGGCGGGCGTGTTGCTCTTGATGAGGGACAGAATCTCCTCACGCAGGACGGACGGGGCGTGCCCGTCAGGCAGTAGGCCGCGGATGATGTTGTTGGTCATGATTGCTCCAATCGGTAGGTTCCATTGCTGAGATCGGTGAATACCCATCCTTCGGGGAGGGCGAGGTCGTATGCGCCATCGGTGGTGTGGAGGACGGTTACGGCTGGTAGCTCGTACTCTCCGTCCTCGCCAATGGTGACGCTAGGAGTAGGCGGCTCAGGAGTAGGCTCCACACCCACCACAATCATCGGCAAAGAATGACGACGCCCACCGATAATCAACACCGGCTTCCACAGGCCAGCCGACAACCGCACAGGCTCAACCACACCATCAACAACCGGAACCTCAACCACGCCAGGAACGAGAACAAAACCGCCGCGCTGTTCAGCGCCGCCTTGCCAGATATACCTGACCACACCACACACCGGGGTCGCGTCAGTATCCCGCCCAAACGGTAGAGCAACAGTCCCTAAATCGACTCTCACTTGATCACCTCCCACTCACCATCAGCCCCCGCACTAACGGGCATAGGCTCACCCAGACCGTTATGCACAGACCAAGCGCCAGACCCGTCATGAGCCACGAAAACCTCATCACGCGCCTTCATCTTGCCATCCAACTCCGCCAGCTTCGCATCAATCACCATCAACGCCGCACCAGCATCAACAGCCACCCGAGCCGGGGAATCCTCCCCCGCATACGGGATGCCAGCATGCGGCGTCTTACCACCCAAATCTGCCATTACTGCACCTTTCCAGGCAGCGCCGCGTAGACCTGCCTATACGTCTTACCAGGGTTGATATCACGGCTCGTGGCATACGCCTTCGCCATATCGCCGTAGGTTTTACCCGCCACACCAGAAGTCACGGTCTTCACCTGCAGCTCGACACTGTACGTGGGGACCTTGCCGGCCCACGACTCACGGTAGCCAGTGATGAGCGCTTCGACACCCCACCGGCCAGCCTCCAACGCGACCGTGTCGCCTATCTGCTTTCGCGGGTCCCAGAGCATATCCAGCCCGTCGAGGGTGACACGCTCTACACCAAGCTCTTCTGTGAGAGCGCCGATGACACGTCGAGCGTCCTCATTGTGGAGCCACCAGCCAACCTCCAGGGTGAACGGCGGTGCGCCCGGCGGCGCCTTACGGATAAGGCGCTTCAGCGTGTAGTCCGTCCACGTGACACGGGTATGGCAGCGGAGGATAGGCACAGGTCGTGCACGGTTGCCAAAGCGGAGCTCATCCGCACCCAGCGACGGGGTACACAGGTAGTATTTTTCAGGACCGCTGTTGGTCTTCTTCTGGACGCGGAGCGTGAGCTTCGCGGTACGCTGGCCTAGCTTCTCCATCCTGCCTGAGATGTCTTCGTGGTTGGATGCGTTACCTGTCCACCTGTACCCGGGCGGGTCTTCTTGATTCTCGAAACTGATAGCCCACCAGGAACCCAGCCCCTTATTGAAGTCCTTGTAGTCAAAGATGTTTTGCTTTGACTTCACGACGGGGCGGAAATTAGTGTCCAGGCCGAGCACGTCCACGTCATCAGGCCACTGCGCAAAAATCTCCAGGTCTTTGTTCGCTGGAATCTCTGTGAGATTATCGGGCTCCCACGCGGTCATCACCGCATCCACGCCATTGCCCTGCACCGTGGGATTCTTGCCCTTCACCGTGACGCTAGATCGTACACCGTCGCGGGCGGTCTTCCAGGAGCCGCCAAAAACACGCTCCGACACCTGGTCAGTGACAGTGACGGTTCCAGCTGCCAGCCGGTCACGCGCTGCCATATTTAGACGCCCTTCCTCGTCCACCCAGACGGTAGAAAGGGTCGCTTGGCACCATGACGATACAATCGACTCGCAGGTGACGTTCTCAAAACCGCGCGTAGCAGGGACACGCATCTGCTCCAGCGCTGACGGTTGCAGTCGCGGGGCAGGGCGCGCCATCATCCCGACGCGGCGGCCACCGTCCAGCCAATCACGCAGATAGTCCACCTTCACACCCAGCACCATGTTCGCGGTCACCGATGCGACACCCGCCGGCGTAGTGACCTTGGTGGACTCGACCAGCTCCGAATCGCTCTCCGCAGCAGACAGCCATCGACGCACCCCGCGCGCGTTCAGCTTGACAGCCATGACGGGACGCTCACCCACCGCCGGCCAGGACGACATGGCACCAGTCGCAGACGACCAGCCACCAAACGTCTTGGTCGCCGAATCATAGCTCACGATGAAGCGTGCTCCATCAGTGAAAGTAACTTCTACAGACGCGTTTACGTTGCGATTGTAGACGCGGGCGTAGATCATGACGTCCCTGCCGTTGCGGCTCACAGTGCTGTCAGCCTCAGTGGTCTGCTTATTGCGGCCAACCAGTCCGTCAGGTGAGCCGAACTCCGCGCCAGGAGCGGTCATTTTGCCGACCGCCGCCGCCGCGCCGTACTGGTGGCTATTCTGGAGCACGGTGTCTTCGGTCACCGGCGGGAGCACGCCATAGCCCGCCTGCTCTACCGCCCTGTAGGCGACCCAAGCAGTCCGGCCATACGACTGGAACTCAGCCATAGGCGGGATGCTGATAATCTCCTGCAGGCCAGCTTGCAGATTATCGCTAATCTGAGTGGTCACTGTGTCCGATGTAAGCGAGTAGGTAGACGCGCCCAAGTATCCCCAGAAACGCGGAAATTCAGTGCCGTTCACCACAGCTACGATACGCACATGGGCACCCTGCGCAGGGACCCAACGGGATTCCCCCACCGGGGCCAGCGGATGCTCCACAACAGCAGTCTCAGGAGCCCACACAATAGACCCGGTTCGCGAATACACGTTATCGCCAGCAGCAACCAGTGAGGAAGGCAGACCGCCAGAGGTGTTGCCCTCCCACGACGCCGACAGGTGCGGACGCTCTACGCCATCCACAAAAATGCGGAGCGTCGCGTCAATCACTGGCCCCGGCTCATATTTTCCCTTGAGCATCAGCCGACCTCCTTAATCGTGAGCGACATCGTGCGCCACGTATCCTGCGTCCAGAACTCGTGTTCCGTGTACGTGGTCGTTGCCTCCTCGACGATTACCGAGTCAGCGCCCGCCCCAACATCCCAGCGCGGGCACGAATCCAGCCACACCACCTGCGGGAGACATAGAGTCGTGTATCCTGACGCGGTAATCTTCAGGGCAACCGCAGCGGCAGGAAAAGCGGGGATAGTCACCTGCAACCGGTGCATCACCTGACGGCTCGCCCGCTCAACACGAGCGTTACCCACCGGGCGGCCTGCAGCGTTCACAGGCTGGAGTGTCAGCACCGTATCCCCTGCAGTATCCACAGACACAGTCACAGGAGACCCAGCAGGAACCGGCACAGACTGGGCGATAATAACCTCGCCGCCGCCAACACATGACGCCGCCGCGGGGCCACCCACACCATCCACATAACCGCCATTAGCGATACCATCCAGCATCGATTCGGCAGGCGTGAGCACGTTCGTCACCGCCGCCTCGTCAGAGATGAAACGCCACGGGCCGGAGCCGAACGCGCCTGCGACCAGCTGCGCCAACCCAGTAACCTCTCGGTTCGTGCCGGACACGTCGAGTGACCATTCGCGCCGCCGTGCCCATGCCGGGGTTGTGACAAACGCCCAGCGGCGCGACGGCGCAGACTGCACCTCGTACCGGGTCGGGTTAGTGACCTTAACTGGGGTTGGCCACAGAATCTTGTGCATACGCCCCAGCTCACCGATGTATCCAGCCATTAGTAGACCCTTTCAGCTCGTCGGGACATCTGCAGGAAGGCCCGCTCGTCCACGGCGCCCAGGCGAGACAATACATCTGCCAGCTGGGATAGCACCTCAGTGTTCTGTGCGGTAGCGCCTGCGCCCGACTGGGTGGTAGCTGCAACCGCTACCGGCTCAGGAGTCGTAAGGGTGCTCAGTCCAGCGACGCTAGACGCTGAGAAGTCCGCGCCACCGAGCGCGTAGCCGGCGGCGTCCGCAACCTGGTCACGACCCGCACGGATAGCACCCGCAAAATCACCAATCAGCGCGCGGCCTGAATGGGTGGTGTAGCCGCGACCAGAGAAAGGTCCGACCTTTGCAGGTGAGTGCGGGAAGAAACCTGCAATGCCGTCCAGCACGCCCTTCACGGCATCCTTGAGCCCGTTTGCGGCACCCTTAATGCCGTCGATGAAACCGCCGATAAGCGCACTACCTGAGCCCTTAAGAAGGTCGCCCAGGTTGCCGATAGCGTCCAAGATGCTCTTCGGCATGCCCTTCATGAAATCGATGACATGGCCAACGCCTTCCTTGACCTTGCCGACGATACCCTCCCACGCGCCGCGCAGGAAGTCGCCAATGCCACCCCATAGGGCGTTCCAGATATCGGCGATGGCCTTGCCTGCGTTCGAAAGTGCGTCGCGCAGCAGAGACAGGCCGCCACCGACCAAGTCCTCGAACAGCTTCCAGGCGTTCTTGAGAATGTCACCGAGGCCATTCCATGCCTTATCCCAGTCGCCGGTGATAGCGCCGAGGAAAACGTCCAGCACGCCGCTGATGATATTCACCGCGTCCGCGATAATCTTGCCGATAAGCTCGAAAACGGCCTTGACCACGCCTCCGAGCCAATCAAAGGCCGGGCCGAGCACCTTGCCGAGCCACTCAGCCACAGGGACTAGCGCGCCGAGTACCGCCGCCGCGATCTCGACAACCTTCGTAACCATAGGAACCAGAGCCGCAATCACGGTATTCACCATGTTCATGAAGCCTTCGGCAATCTGACCGAGGGCAGGGAGCACAGCCTCGATAATCGGGGCGACGATGCCGATGAGCGCGCCGATAACCTGGGCCAGGGCATTGCGGAACTGCTCACTCGACGCGAGAGCGGCAATGAAACCAGCGGCGAGTCCAGCGATGCCGAGAACCAGACCAGCTATCGGCAGCACGACGCTAGAGATGGACAGCCCAAGGGTACTCGCCACGCCAATGAGGGTGCCGAACGCAGATACAGCGGTACTAATCACGCCGCCGATAGCGCCGAAAGCACCAATTACGCCACCAATGACAGACACGATAGTGCCGATAATGGAGACTACGGTGCCAATAATCGGCGCCAGCGGAGCCAACGCCCCCACCACGGCGAGGATAGTCGCCGCCAACTGCGGGTTATTCCGCATGAACTCCGCCAGCGCCTTCACTACGTCTGCCACAACCGGCAAAATGACCTTCAACGCCTCAGAAAGACCCTTAGCGAGCACCTCAACCACCGGAGCCAGCGACTGCTTAAAATCTGCGAACGCCGGGGCGAGGCCCTGCACAATCTGGGTCACCAGAGGCGCCATGATAGGCAGAATCTCACCGATAGCACCCAGCAGAGCACCAACGGCAGGTGCTGCTGCCGAGAACGCCGGAGCAAGCTCGATAGCGGCCTTTACCAGCCCGTCGAACATCTTGTTCACGCCATCAGCAATAGCGGGGTTCCGCAGAGCCTGGGCGATGCCGTCAAGCAGGATGCTGACAACCGCGCCAGCCTTCTCCATCGACCGTGAGATAGTCGGCGCAAGCTGCTCAAACGCGCCTGCCAGTGAGGACAAGCCAGGGGTAAGGTTCTTCATGCCAGCGAACGCGCCCTCAAACACGGTGGTGAGCGCGCCCTGCATCAGAGGACCATTCACCGCCTTATTGATTGCGTCAAACGCCGCAGCTAGACCCTGCAGGCCACCACCGCCGGCGGCTTCAGCCGCCTTAGCAACACCGTTGATGATGCCGGCGACGTCGATTAGGATTCCGCCGAAGAGTTTCGCGTTCGTGATGCCGCGGTCGATTATCTCGTTGATGCGGCCAGTCTCTTGAGCCTGGGTCACCCAGTTCAAGAATGCGTTCGAGACCTCGGTGAACGCGGCCGCCATACGCGGCAGGTATTCGCCACCTACCGCGCCGAGACGGAACATCGCCTCAGTGAACGGTGCCGCGCCCTCGGCCGCGATAGCGAACGAGTCATGAAGCGGCTTGAACAACTGGGCCATACCGCCAACCGCGACGATGCCATTTGACATGCCACGGAAGAATTCAGACCAGAAAACGCCGGTAATCTTGCCGAGCTTCACGTATTCGTTCATGAACGGCAGCACGCCGTTCTGGACAAGGTCGTTCAAGCCGACCTTGGCGGTGCTCCAGAAGTCATTGTTGTGGTCAAAACGCATCCCACGGAATGCGTCCTCAAAATAGCCAGACTTGCCGACAACCTCATTCAACGCCAGAAGAATGTTCTGCAGGCCGTCAGCACTCGACGCCAAACCAACCAGGAAGCCGCTCATAATGCCAGGCAGCGCAAGACCAGCACCAGAAATCTGAGCCATCGAAACAGCCACCATAGCCGCATTACCAGCCATAGCGCTCATCGCCGCCGACATTGCCGCAATCTTCGTCGCCGCCGCACCAGCAGAAACCGCAATACGGTCAAAATTTGATGCAACTTCCTTAGCATGCCCAAACCCAACCGAGGCGACATTACCGCCAGCCAGCGACGCCAAACCAGCCTTCGCCGCATCCAAACCCTGAAGCACTACACGCACCTCAGCAGTACGAGGACGCGTCAAAACACCCAACGCCGCAGACGCCTTACGAGTCTGCGCATCCACCGTCACATGGGTCTTAAAATCCTTAGCGATACCCGCCAGGCGAGCCTTCGTCTGAACCAAAGACGCCTGATCAACACGCGCCTCAACATCAACAGCAGTCCGCAACTGCCCCTTTAGCGCGGCCAAATCCTTCTTCAGGTCAGCTTTAAACTTTGACGTATCCGGGAAAACACGGATAGACATCTTGCCAATCGACGCCATCGACTAAACCCCCTAACGGTATTTCGCTGGAACCATCCGAGACAGGTCCATTTTTTCCACTGGCTGACGCATATCAACGCCGACGCGTTCTTTCTTCTTCTTGACAGGCTGAGGAGGGTTCACACGCTGTGAAGCCGTCAACCGCTTGCCCTTCACCTGCGTATTCACACCATTGACCACACCAGCCAGCAGATAAGCCTCATTGCCCCACCCGAACAGGTCAGAGTTCCCAAGCTCCAAAGCACGGAACAGAGAACGCTCCTCGTACTGCACCCGACCCAGCAGGGCCTGGACCGGGCGCAGATCCTCAGCCCAAACCATCTCGAACGGGTTCACCCCGAACAGGGCGAGGAAATCACCAACTAGCTCTTGATGCTCTGAGAAGAACTGGTCGAGCGCATGCCTTTTCCCAGCTCCTCCACAAAGGCAGACACAGTCTGAATCGCAGGCAACAGATTGGCAGCGTTATAAAACTCTTTGCGGAACGTCTCCACGTCAACGATGAACGTGTCATTCACGACTGCCTTCACCAGCAGCTTCATGTCCTGGTTAGTGAAGTCATCAACATCAATATCAAGCCCCTGCAGGGCTTCCACCGCTTCCAGGGCATCAATCGGGTCAATCTCATTGAGCGGGCGGAAATACTTAGCACCAGGCAGCTTCTTAAAAGGAACCTTCGGCGCCTTACGGTCAGCGGGCATCTTCTTACGAGCAGTAGTCATAACAGGGTTCTCCTATAGGGGGGGGTAGAAGTGTAGCCGCCCCTCCCCTACCAAAAAGGGGAGAGACGGCTACAACAACCAAATATTCAGTTACTAAGCGGCCACACCGGCGGCACGAACAGCAGGCACAGCGGCAGACTGACGCTTCACCGGGTAGAAGGTCTTATGCCAGCGATCCTGGTCATTCGGCTTCACAGTAACCTTCACCGGCACTTCGGTGTACTTCTCGCGATCAAGGCCAAGCAAGCCAGCCTTCAGCGTAGCAACGTAGTAGCCGATACCAGTCAGAGTGCTACCGTCTTCAACGACGATAAGCAGAGCGTGGGTCTTGCCTCGGGTACGGCTAGTAGTAACGTAACCGTCCTCTTCCTCGATGCCGCCTTCCTTCACAACAGACCAGAAGGTCTTCGACGGAGAAACACTCTTAATGGTGCCAGTAATTGAACCACCAGTGCGGGTGTCCTTGCGATCCCAAGTGTCCTTGTTCGAGTCCTTATCGTCGTCCTCTTCGAACTCCGGCAGAGTTTCTGCCGAGGTGTCGCCAAACCACTTCCAGGCTCCCCAGTCCTCGCCGGTGAACTCAAAGGTGTTCAGCTTCGGAAACTCAGTGCCAACAGGGGCGTAGTAAATATGGCCAATGTTCGCAATAGTAGTCGCGTCGAGCGATTCATCAAGCTTAGACATCAGCCCTCCTTCCATATACAGGTCTATAAAACAACAGAGCCGGGGCTACCCGGCTTTAGGAGATTGGCGGAAAACCACCTGAACCGCCGCAGTGTACTGAAACAGGCGGGACGCCTCGTACTTATGCTGAACCAGGTGCGGCTGCTGAACCTCCGTACAGCGGCTCACCCACCCCAACTCAGTCACCTCATGCACACCATCGAACAGGCGGCTAAACGCGTCAGCACACAACTGCTGAGCATCCACTCGACGCTCAGCCAACGCATTCAACGTCACTGTCGCCACCGCCGATATCGACGGGTTATCCAGGTTGTCGCTAAAATGCGTCGGTGCGGACTGCTCAACAATCAGCGCCGGCAACCTCCGCAGCAGATCAGTCGGAGCCTGAAAGAACAACACCCCACCAATCCCCTGCAGATGATGTTCAACGAGTCCGAGCGTGTCAATGGTCTTCATTAGAGCGCCCTCGCATTCTGTAGAGCGCGCGTGAACACGAACTTGCCGGGTTCCCACCCGCCGTCCTTCGTCACATGCCCCCACTCGATAATGTGAGCCTGCGGATCCGTAGTGAAGATGAGGTAGTCCATCACGCCGCGCTTAGTCGGCTCACGCACAAACCCGAACGACTCACGATACGCACCCGTGACACGCCCCTCTGGGGTTGCGTACACGCGGGCAACCTCAGCATCCACCAGCGCCTTGCCCTTACGGGCAAGCGCCGCGAACCTTGGGTCACGGGACGCGTGCCGTGCCGCGATAAGCTCAATATCGGCTCTTGCATGGAATGACACGCTACTTCACCTCCGCAGACGGGTCCACCATCAACACCTTGTAGTGTGAGGTCGTCGCAGACATCGACGAGAGGATAGCTTCGCCTCTCTGCTCGAACACGCGGCCGTCCCATTCGATACGTGAGTACGGTCCGCCAGGCCATGGTGCCTGCCCATGCTCCTGATGGAAATACTTCACGCGGTAGACAGTCTGGACGCCCTCAGCGAGCCCAGCAGCCTCTTTTGAGGAGA